CATGCCTAATTCAAAACAACGTATTACTGCTCGTACTCACAAAAAGCGCAAGAATAGGATTGCTCGTCAACGTGCCGAGAGTCTTATGAATGCAAAGGTTGGCACTCTTCGTAAGCTTGACGAGATTGGCCAACTTCCTAAGTCTGTCAAGCTTTCAAGGTTGCCAAATGGCTAAAACTGAAACTGTTATGACGTTTGAAGAAGTTCGCAAGAAGTATGGTCAGATTGAATGCTTCTTTACGTACTTTGATGGAGAAAAGTGTTCTTTTGATTTTTATGGAACTGATGCTAATGGAAATGAAGTTCGTATTTCTATTGGCGGCTGTCCTGCTTGGATCAAACACTTGGCTTTCGGTCCCAATGATGGTATAAATATTTCAGACGCAATAGAGCGTCATGTTCGATACATCTCTGTTACAGATAATCGTAGCAAAGTTTTGTATGAACAAATTTTTGATGTTTAAAGGAAAACATGAATAACTCAGATTTTAACGATTTTATGAATTGGCAAAACGGTGACGAAGAGCCACCAAAGAACTTTTTCTACTATGGTCCTTGGAATGAAAAATTTAGGGAAATGTGGAACAAGATGCATCAAAATATTGATAAGAATGAATATGCAGAACAGATGAAAGATTATATGAATATCGATGATATCATGAAGGATGTCATGAATAATTCAATTAAAAAGCATAAAGAGAGTCCCAAAGCAAATAAAAATCGTACAAAGAAGACTATCTTCAATCAAGACGATTATCTGAAGCTAATTGAGATTCGTGGTTATCTTGCTATTACTGAGCAATATGCTCACGTAAAGGCTTTGGATAAACTTCTATCACAAATTGTTATTATTCCAAAGGATGAAAAATGAGTGATTACACACCCGGTTCAGCTTATGATTTAGGTTATAACGCAAGAATGAAAGGTTCTTCCAAACCAAATAACGTTTTAGTTGCTGAGAATAATGTTTATTGGCAAGAATGGGAAGCTGGTTGGGAAGATGCTCATCAAAAAATCATAAATGAATCAAGAAATAGAAATATGTCTTGCAAAAGCCCAAAATGCTGCAAAAATAAAAAATTTATTCAAGATTAAATTTTTTAATATTTAAATTGTATTCTTCTAAAAAATTTTTAGCTGGATAATTAATCCAATGCAAATATTGGTCGCCAGATTCTGGATTAACAGTTCTGACGGCCATTTTTGTATTTGATCTTCTTTGAAATCTTTGCAAATATGATTTGGTTGGACTATCTTGAATATCTTTCCAAGATTTTCCTTGTTTGAATTGAGTAAATTCTTCCGGGCAAACATCAAATATTTCACAATTATTAAGATATTTTCTTTTTAAAATTTTATCTGTAAGTGGTGGATCAAAACCTGCAACATTAGCAGAATCTGGATTTGCCTGAACTGATGGGCCACCGAGATTTCCAGAAGCCATGTCTTCTACCAATTCCAAATAACTTACTTCTCCGTTAGAGATGTTTGTAATATGACCTTCAATTAACATATTGAGATATAAAGGATCTAAATCATATTCTTCATACTCTTCTTGAAATAATTGCAGCGTACTAAAATAAGAAGCTAATTTTGCTTTTGTTAAATTTGAAGGAATTAATTCAAAAATTTTTTTAAGTTTAATCACAAGATATTCAAAAGAATCTATGCTACTTTCTGGTTTTATAATATTACCTTGATCATCTATCGCACCAGCTTTGTAGGCATCAAGAGCCGTATAAGGTCCAGATATTGCTTGCGCAAATTCGTAAAAATAAAATGGTGGAATATAAGAAGATCCTGAAAGCATTAAAAATATTTAGTTTTCAGTTTGTGTAAGTTTTCTATCAACTCTTGGATCGGTATTTAAAATTTTATAATTTACTTCGGGAATATCAATATTTTTAAATTCTAAAAATACTAAAAAAGATTTTAAATAAGAATGCAATCTTGGATCTAATTTAAAAAATAGTATTCTCATCAATTTTTCTTCACCGAATACATTTTTTAAAATTATAATATGATTTATTATCAATCTTTCACGTATAGATTTTAAAGTTTTATGTTTATGTATTTTTTGAAGAAGTCTTTTAACATATTTTACACGCTTCATATCATCTATAAATTCATCTTTTCCTGAGCATTCAGGGTTAAAATAATATCTTTGACAGAAGTTCATAAAATTTTCTTCTGTCAAAGATTCGTATTTTGAATTCATTATTTTAGTGCTGGCAACCACAGTCAGAATCTTTATCACTATTATATGAAGATGTGTCCATCGGAACAATTACCATTTCAACTCTTCTCAATCCACTTGGAAGTTTTTGAACTTGAACCATCAGAGCTAATGAATGGCCTAATTTTTCTTTAATGCCATCACCTTGTTTAAATCCTTTTTTATTTACATCTTCATATGGATTTTGTCCATAAACACCTAGCTGTGGGCTACCATATTGAACCAATTCGTACATATTTTGCCCATCCATCATTTTGTTTGTTTTGCACATAAAATCCAATCCAAAATGATTTAATTTTTGTTTTACAACTGCGAGAAGGGAATCGGGATCAATATAATCTTTTGCAGAAAAAGTATACAATAATGCATTTATTGCATCAATTGAATTTGGCATCTGTAAATTAAATGTACCTTTATTTGTTAAGGCAGATGGTCCGGGGTTTGGTTGACCCATATCGTAAAGACCACCACCGCCTGTGGTAGCCTCTGGCGCATTTTCTACTAAAGTTCGGATATTTGAAAGTAATTCTTTAAATTTCATGTTGTTCCTTATATTTATGAATGTTTTTAATTCATTTTATGTTTTTCTATCAAACCATATAAATTTGGATTATAAGTTACATTTTTTATGCTATCCAATGTTTCTTGAGCAATGTCTTCAGAAAGCTTTTTCCACTTTCCTCCTTTAGATTTATAGCACTTTGCGGCCCAAGCATTGGCATATGCACTAGGATAAACATCAAACTTTTTCTTTGCTTGTTCGATGCAAGAATTCCACTTTTTAGGATTTTTGGCTTTGTTTTTGGAAGCCTCCTCCAACATTTCTGATTCCTTTAACATGGCTGATACTGGCTTGGCACTCCAAGTCTTGCAGGCCCAGTAACGAGCCTTCCAGCGAGGACCCGGATTATCGCAATTATGTCTAGCTCTGAAGTTTCTGCGGCGATCTGGGTCATCGCGCTTAATTTCCATATTTGGGTCGCCAAAATTTACTTTTACGACATTCCCTTTATCATTTTTTACATAAACTTTGTACTTCTTTACATCACCTCGCATAATTTTATTGAGTTTTACTTTTTTACCGTTATCTTCATAAATTTCAATTTTTTCATCAAATTCATTAAGTTCAATTCCTTCAGTAGTATCAACAAATCCCATTACTGTTTCTGGATCAAATAATTCTTCTATTTCTTCACCGTCTTCGTTTTCAAAAATAACTTTATACTTGTTTTCAATTAACTCTACAAAATTTACATTAAAGAAATTTCCATTTTTAGAAACAATTAAATCACATGGTAAAAGTTCTTTTGCTTCTATTATTGGATATTGAATTGTTAAAAAGTTTTCTGCGTTTTCAACAATAAATTTTGCGTATGATTCTTCAATTTTTGAAATTCCAGTATCAACGAATACTGGTTTCTTTCCTTTTCCTTTTACATCGCCTTTATCGGATCTTCCAGCTTTTTTCTGTGCAGATCTTTTACGACGAACAAATGAAGCTATTTTTTCTTTACCTAACTTTTTAGCTTTTTGTTTACTTAAACATGCTGCATATGCTTCACCTTCTTTTGCATCGCCGCATTTTCCAACTCTTTCACCTTTAGTATTATATCTATCCCATCCCGGACCACCGCCTGCAGATTCTTTATTAAACCATTTGCCGAGACCAGAATCAGAAAATACTTTTTCTAAAATTAAATTTACATTATTTGAGATCATTTCCAATCCTTATTTTGTTTCTCGCCTTTTTTATGGCCATTGTCTGCTCTATTTTTAGATCTATCTCTAACCCGTAGATTATTTATACCTTTTGAACCACCAGAACGTAATGGTTTTTTATGATCTATATCTTTTCCATCACCCTTTTTTACAACTCCCTTTTTTTCCATATGTTCTCTGGCTTTTGTTCTCGCAGCTCTTTCTTTTCTCTGCTTTGGCTTTCCGTGATAATTTCTATATTCCATGTCATAATCTCTTTTATATTCTTCTTCAATGGAATTTAAAAGATTGATTAACATAAAATATCTAAATGGTTCTTGTTCAATTTTTTCTAATAAATTTTGATAAATAAATTTTAATTCTTGAGGTCTTACTTCATTTTCAAGAAGAACTTGGTTGCCCATTTTTATGAATGATTCTTCAGCTGCATCAATTAAATTGACTTTTACCAATGAGTTTAATACAAAATTATTTGATAAAGATTCTAAAAGAATTTCATTCATAATAACTGCACTATTTTCCATCAGAGAATTGGCTATTTTTTGACCCTTTTCTACTGGTATTTTAATCATTTTTTTACCAATTTTTATGTGGTTATATTCGACAGCATTTAAATCTTTAGGTTTAAATCCGGGCAATAGACTTGCATTCATTGATATTTCATAGTTATTAATCAAATTTGAAACCATTAATTGAACTGCATCTACGGAGTCTATTGGAACAATCATTTTTTTAAGAACATTATTTTCATTTTGTTCCACTATAACACTGTATTTTTTTAACATTTCAGCAGCAGATGGTTTATAATTTATGACATTTTGTGCTGTAATAATATTTTTAGCAGGTTTTAAATCCAATTCAGATTGATTGGCAATTACATTTATATAATCATCTGTAAGTGGAAACACACCATTTATTGTAATTACGTGATTAGCTGCAACTTTAGGAGAAACAATGCCATCCCCCCTTAAAACATTTTTTAATACTTGTCCTATTATAAAAGATTTAAATTGGCTATTTTTGCCTTTTATCATTTCTTTTGATAAATTTTTCCATTCCTCTTGGTAATTTTTAAGAGAAACTTTTGGATTTAATTTACCATCTTTACTTAAAACCATTCCCAAATTGTTACCATTCATATCAATTACTGGAGTTGACATGAATTTATTTGTTAGTTTTTCATTTTTTAATATCAAATCAAGATATTCATCGGGAATCAATTCTTTTGAAAAGCCCGCTTTTATTTCTGCACCATTTTGAAAAATTTCTCCAAGCATTTTATCGTTTTTAATAAAATCTGGATTTGATAAAGCACCAACCAAAGCAGCACCAATATATCCTTTAAACGATTTTGCCGATTGGCTCATTTCAGATGTAGAGAGACTTATTTCTCCTCCCGCAGAAACTTTAAATCTATAATTTCCACAAGACATGTCTGACATTCCATCGCTGTTTATAGCAGTCGGGCCGGATTCTAAAGAAGTCAACATATTTTGTATGCAAGCTTCGCCTAACTGTGATAAAATCTTTTTAGCAGTATAAAATGCATTTCTTGTAAAATCTAAACCCGCTGGATTTAGAGATGTGAGGGTTTGCATTTCTTGATCACTCGCGCCCATTTTCATTTTTGCCAAAAAAATTAAAGCATTCAATACTTGTTGATTGAATGGGCTTGAAGATATTGGATTTAAAGAAAATTTAATGCTTAAAGATTCATATGTTAAATTATCAAAATTATTATTGTCTAATGGCTTTCTTTGTGCCATAAAATATTCTTGTCTCAATTCTGGTGGCAATTGGGCCAATTGTTCACCATTCATCTGAGACAAGTTTTGAAATATTTCTTCTTTTGAAAGTCTACGGGCTTTTGGTTTTTGTTCTTCTGCTTCTTTCGGTTTAGCAGTTCCTTTGGAAGATTCGCTTTTTCTTTCTTCTGATTTTTCTTTTTTATTTTCTTTTTTCTTTGGCTCTTTTGTTTTTACTTCACCAAATAAAAGTTTTGAAGCTCTTGTCTGTTCAAAATTTGGATCTCTTGTTAATTGCTGCGCTTCCCCGAGAGATAGGCTATCTTTACCAACTCTAGTGTGATATTTTTCATTAAATGAATCTTTAAAAATTAATTGAAGTTTTCCTTCATTAGTTTTTACAGAAATTACTTCCTTGACAAGTTCCTGCTTCGGCTTCTTGTCTCTAGGAACCATTCTAGAGCGTTCTATACGCTTACGTGCGGCGTCTTTTGATTTTAAGTCCGTAGAAGAGCCTTTTGCTCTTTCTTTCTTTTCAGCCTCTCCAGACTTAGTAAAAGCTTCTTTTGATGTTCTGGCTTCTGTTAATTTGAATAAAAGTGATTTAAAGTTCATCTCCAATTATTTAGGCTCTGGAGTAACCTTATAATTTTCTAATGGGTTGTAAAGTTTTAAATTTTTATATGTTTTTGATTTTCCTGTAGCCAATTTTCTTAAATTGGCGTAATCCAACTTATTTTCCCTTGCATAATCTGCAATACAAGAAATATTCAAAATTTCATTGGTTTTTGTATTTACTAAAACCGCACCCATTTTTATCTGAATTTTATTTACTTTTTTTTCTTTTATCTTTTCGTGGGATCCAGATCCCTCTTTTACTGCTCTTAATTCTACCGCCGTCCAGCCTTTATATGTTTTACGTTTTCCATTTAAAAGTTCACAAATTTTTACTGGTGTTAACCCGTATTTTTTACCAAATTCACTCATATTTTCAAAAAATACTTTTTCTTCTGTGTCAACGCGTTTTAACCAATATCCGTTTTTTTCTTTTATTGGATTTGTCCAAAGCCATTCACCGTCTTTTTCTAAAAAGACACCACCATATTTTTCAATAAAATTTTTTCTTAACTTGACAGCTTTAGTACTTTGATTCATTTGAACCCAAAGTTTTGTTCCTTTTGTATTTACTTGTTCTTCTAAAGTTTTTGGTTTATAAAACATTATTTACTTTTCTATAATTGGTTATCAATCCATGCAAATGTTTTACATATTTAATTGGATTTCCTTGGAATACCTGTTTTATTCCATCTTCACATGCAATTAAAATAGCAAAGTTATCTACTATAATATTTGTTCTTTCTTGAAACATTAACGCATAAGCCGTTGCTTGTGCAAAATAATTATCAATATCTCTTTCTCTTTTTTCTTTTGTACTGGCTTTAAAATCAATGATAGTCATTTTTCCATCATATTCTGCTATACAATCTGTTCTTCCGGCTAGTTTTAATGTTTTAGACCAGAGAGAATTTTCTATAGATATAATATTATCAATTTTATCTAATTCGGGTTTAATCAAATTAAATAAAACTTTATTTGCAGAAGTCACGCTATCAAAATCAATTTCTTCATTTCTAAGATATTTTTCAATCAGAGAATGAAATTTTGTACCTCTTGTTGTAACTCTTTTACTTTCTTCTGGATTTTTTTCTCTCCATTTAGAAAAAAACTGTTGTTTTTCAAAACCAACAACAGTTGTCACGCTGGGGAATATACCGCCGGGAGTTTCATAAAATCTTTTTCCATCAATTGTTACTTCCTTTAAGTTACAATCTATTTCAATAAAATTATGATTAAACTTTTTTAATTCTGATAAAGACATATTTAACAAATATTATACTATATTATTTTAAATATGCAAGTATTGAGTGAATCTTCCAAGAGCTCTTGCTCCTAAATTTACATTTGCACCCAATTTAAATCCACCACCCTGTTGTAGATTTCCATAATCATTGTCGCTGCCACCTATCGATGGTATTCCTGCTCTTGATGATTTTCCTTTTTGTCTTGGTTTACCGATATTTTTTGGTGGTGGACCTTTTTCTGAACCACCAATTCCACCTTTATCAGTTCCACCAGTTGAAATATTTTTTGTTACAGGTACTATTATTTGTGGGACTTGTGGAACTTGTGAAGTTTCATCATTTTGAGTATTTTGTTCTGTATCTTTTTCTTGCTTATTTGTTATTTTTTCTTGCGCTTTTTCAAAATCTCTATACATATCGCGCATCATATCAAAAATAGTTTTTGTTTCTTTAGTTTCTTTGGTTTCTTTGGTTTCTGGTGTTACACTCGGAGCCGAAACTGCAGAAGGTCTTTTTGCACCAGATATCTGTGACGGTTCCTGTATTGTAATCGTTTCAGCTGATTTTCCGGTAGCTTTGCCACCGAATCCTGCAGAAGAAGGTTCAACCAATTCTGGTGCTTGTCTGTCTCTCTCTGTTGTAGGTTGTTGTTCTGGTTGTGTGGAAGCATCATCCGGAATATCGGAATCGGGTGTTTTTTCGGGAGCCGAAACTGCAGAAGGTCTTTTTGCACCAGATATCTGTGATGGTTCCTGTATTGTAATCGTTTTAACTTGTTTATCGGCAGGTGTTCCACCGGATCCCGCAGAAGAAGGCCCAACCAACTCTGGTGGCTGTCTATCCCTATCTGTTGTAGGTTGTTGTTCTGGCTGTTGTGGTTGTGCAGTAGCGGGCGTTGATATGGGAGCCGAAACTGCAGAAGGTCTTTTTGAACCAGATATCTCTGATGGTTTCTGTATTGTAATTCTTTCAGGTGTTTTTGTTACTGCTCTTTCAGGTTTTGCTGAAGGCGGTAAAGCGTCATCAAGTTTTGTTCCTGTAGCTGGTTTTTCTATTACTCCCGGTTTTGCAGTCGGAGCTTTCATTTGTGGCATTAAGTCTGCAACAGCTTTTCCAATTTGTTCGCCATTAATTATTTCTACTGGTTTTGTTTCTGTTGCCCATTTTGGTACAGAAATTTCAATTGCTGGTTTAACTTCTGCAACTTGTGGAAGTCTTAATAAATCTGCTAAAGTTGTTTGAGCTGGCAGCAGATTTGATCCTGCACCCGGAATTGAAGCTACTATTCCTGCCGCTCTTGCCAGAGATGGTTTTGGTGCTCGTTTCGGAAACTGAAATGAAACTGGTGAGAGATCTTTCAATAAATCTTGAATTTGCTCGGGAGTCAATTCCTCCGGTGGTTTTGGAGATATTTCAGGTTTTGCTGTTTCTGCAGGTACTTCTTTTGATTTTAGAGAAGCCTCTGCTTCTTTTGCTGCTCTAGTAAGAATTGATTCTGGTGGTCTTTTTATTTGTTCTATTGCCTTTATATCTGTTAAAGACAAAGTTGTTTTTGGTTCGGGAATTATTGCTGGTTCTGGAATTTGTGCAGTAAAAGCACCACCCCGTCTTCCTTTAGGTGCTAATTTATAGATATTTGGTAAATAACCAACAGATTTTAACGTTTCTCCAGTATTGGCCCAATCTGGTTTTAAAGAATATTCTGGTACAGGTGGAGTAGCAGGAGCATTCCAATCAACTTGTGTTTCTGATTTTTTGGGTGTTTCAACTGCAGGAACTGTTGGTTCTTCTGGTGGTTTTGGAGAAATTTCTGGTTCAGATCTTCTTCTTCTTCTTTCTTTTGCTTTTCCTTCGCCTCCAATTGGTTCTGGTGGTGTCCAGAATGTAATTGGAACATTTGGTTTTACAGAAGTCTCACCTTTTTGAAATGGTGATGTTGATGAAAAATTATATGTTTGAAACCCAGCTTGTCTTTCAAAAGGCTCAACTTGTCTTTTTGTTGGTGAAGTAATTGTATCAACTCCCAACGCATTAGCCAATTCATTGTAATTTTTAATGGCTTGTTTTACAACTGGTATATCAGATTGGCTTATTCTTTCCCCTACCTCTCCACCTATTTGTTTTCCTAATCTTTTTTGATCAGCTCTAGCTAAAGCAGCTTTTTCTTCCCCTGTGCCGAAACGTTCTATTTTTGCCCTTTCTTTTTTTGTAGGCATACGAGATATTCTGGCAGATTCGCCTTCTGGTGTACGAACTCTAGTTCCAAAAGTTCCGGGTCTACCCGGACCACGGAATCCTACGTCCCATCCAGACACTTGCCCCCATTCTATTGGAGGTGGCATTTCAAAAGTTAATTTTGATAAATCAATATCCGTTTCATAGGGACTTGTTTTGTCATACCTATAAGGTTTTTGGGGAGCCTCAAATTTTGTTTCACCCGAAACTTCTATATCTTTTGCTGCTTCTGGTGCAGTCTCTGGTTTTGCAGAAACCTCTGGCTTTGGTGTAGTTTTTGATTTATTGTAAGCTGCAATAGCTCTATCAGCCAATTTGGAGCCCAATACAAATGGTGCAGCACTACCAAGCATTTCACCAGCCCATCTTGCTAATTTGTCTTGGGATGCTGCTTCAATGGCACCGGGGGCTATCATGGCTGCTCCAGCTGCGCCGACCCCAGCTCTTCCCACGGCTTTTCCCAATTCTTCTGCACTTCTTGCTCTTGCTAATATTGGTGGTAAAAATCTTCTTGATGCTTCTGCTGCGGTTTTAACCCCTGTTGGTGCTCTAGAGGCCGCTCCTGCTAAAACTCTTCCTCCAATTGCGCCTGCTCCTCTGGTTGCTAAATTAAATACAGCACCACCAGCAGCGGCTGCTGCTAATTGAGCCGGATCAGTTAAAACATCAGCTGCACCCGCTCCAACATCATAAACATTTGCTGCACTTTTACTTATGCCAGTCCATCTAGGTAAATCTATTTCTAGTTTTTTATTTCCTTCGGCATCTTCTGTTTCAATACGAAGAGGATTTGTAATTCCACCAGCAACAGTTTCATATTCATCTCTAGTTAAAACATCTGCTAAATCTTTATTATTAGATATTACTTTTGTTAATAAATCTTTTTCACTTATATTTGTATTGCCTGCGTCGAAGGCGGCTTTTCGTTCTTTAACCAAATCTTGAACTAAAACATCACGCAATTCTTTATATTTTCCCGGAAATTTATCTTTCATTTCCGATTCGGCTCTTCCTAACTCTTCTACGCCAGCACCCAAATATTCTGATGCCGCAGGACTTACAAAATATTTCGAGGCATCAGTCCAGCCACTAACATCGGAAAGATCCATAAGCTTTCCAAGACCCCATTGTCTAAAATCAGATAATGATTTTTTATATGCTTCTCCTGCCTCTTTTCCTGCAGAAGGCAGTTCTTCATTTGGTTTTAAAACACCAGCTTTTCTTAATCTTGATTCCTCTGATCTTCTTGCTCTAATATCAGCTCCATCTTCTTTCAAAATAGTATTTCTTTTTGAAAGAAGATCTTCTACTATTGGATTAAGTTTACGAATATTATCCATTTAATCAGGCCCGTCTTGTATTATTGTTTCCCAAAACACTATTTATTGCTTGACTTAGTGATGGAGCTCCAATTCTAGCTGGTTGCCCTGTTGGTTTTGCACCACCCGTTGGTGTATTTGGTTGACCGATTTTTGGGGGTGTTGTGCCTGAAGGAAGCATGCTTTGGGCAACACCACGAACAAAACCGGGTCTTGCTTGTATTGAAGAAATTTCTCTTTGAACAGTCCCCCTTCTATCTGCATTAAATTGATCTAGAGAAATTTGTGATTGATCAACTCTGCGATCAAGTTCTCCTTCTCTTGCTGCATTTTGGGCATTAATACCTCTATAGGTTCTGTTAAAATCTACGGTTGTTTGGTCCAAAGCTCTTGCTGTAGGCGATACTCTAAAATCTGATCTATTACTAGCTGCACGAACTAGCATAGTTGAATCTTCACGATTTGTTGCATCATATGGTCTTTCATATTGAGCTTCAAATTGTCCGTATGTCATATTCGTTCCTTGAATACGAGTATTTTGCATTGCTGCTCTTCTTTGTTCCTCTCTTTGAGCAGCATATTCTGCTTGTTCTATAGATTTCTGTTCTGCCTCTTCTTTTCCTGCTGTTTGAGTTCTGGAAACTAAATCTTCTTGCGATCTTCCAACAGTTTTTGAAAATACATAATCTGCATTTTCTTCTTGTCCCAAATTTCCCCCAGATGGTGTTGGACCTTCTTGGTTTGGCCCACCCCTAAATCTTTCTTTTACTCTAGTTTCCAATCCTGTACTAGCATTTTTTCCACTCATCATGGTTTTAAATAAACTTAATTCTCCTGCTTCAGAAGATGTAAGCTCATTTGGATTTTTTGCAGAAAGTTCTTTCATTCTTGCGGCCATATAATCGGCTTGTTTTGTTTCTGCTTTTTCTCTTCTCCATTGTCCCATACGAGCTCTATTTTCTGGAGTATCTGCTGGAAGATTTGGATTACCATCTCTGCCCATTTCTAGAGGTTCTGCCAAATTTCCACCAGATGGTGTGGGACCTTGGCCCTGAGATCCAGATGAAATTTCTTGATTAAATTGATATGCTTCATCTTCTTCTTTTTTTCTTTGTACATCTGCTTTTGCTGTAGCAAGTCTTACGTTTTCGGCTTCATTTCTTTCTCTTGCTCTTTGATTTCTGGCTTCAGCTTGCTCTCTTTTTCTTGCAATAGTTTCATTACTGTCTGTATATTCATAAATAACATTTTTATTAAAAGGATTTGCTATATTATTTCTTGTGTAAGCAACACAAGAAACATCATAACCGCGTCTTTGTTTTTCTAGAGAGGCTAAAACATTTTTAGTATTGTTTATTGTATCTTTTGTAGCTTGTGGTGTTTTTTGTATAAAAATATTATTTTGTTCTAAAATATTTTTACTAACATCTTTTAAAGTGGATGGTTTTTTTACAGGCACATAAGTATCCTGTTTTTTTGTCAAAAAATCCTTGACTTCCCAATATAATTGTCTATGTTGTTTATTATCCATGGCTGTAAAATATTTAGATTTTCATAAATACTTAAAAGGTATGAAAAAACAGGTACTCCTGTTAAACCAAGACAATACTCCCCTTAATATTATCACCATTTCCAAAGCTTTTAAGCTTTTATCGAAAGATAAAGTTTGGATTGATGAAAATAGTTTAGATTATTATGAGGTAGTATCAGTATCAAAAATTGTAAAAATTCCTAAAATTTTGATATTAAAATACTATGTAAAATTGCCTTTTAAAAAGGCTGCACCCAATAGAATAAACATTCTCCGCAGAGACAATTATAAGTGCCAATATTGTGGTATTGATCTTTGCACAAAAACTGCAACTTTGGATCATGTCATACCAAAATGTAAGGGCGGTGGTTCTACATGGGTCAATCTAGTAGCAGCATGTAAAGATTGTAATTTGCATAAAGGAAATAGAACTCCAAAAGAAGCAAAAATGGATCTAAAAAATAAACCAAAAGAACCATCTTACGGATTCTTGTTCGATCACATGCTAATTACTTTTAGAAAGAATAGTAATGCCTAATTATAGTTTTAAATGTGAGGAGTGTGATCATTCATTTGAATTGTTTTTAAAAATGAGTGAATCTGACCAACCTTTAAAAGAAAAATGCCCATCCTGTGGAAAAAAGAAAATTATTAAAGATTGGGGCCAGCAAAGAAATTCCATAGGCATGGATATGACTTTAACTCCTTCTAAAGTTACTGGTTCTGCATGGAAAGATGTGATTGATAAAATTAAAAATAGCGGTCAAGTACCAAAAAGATTTCATGATAAATTAGACAATTCTGGCCAACATGCCGGAAGAATTGTTCGTTAATTTTTAGTGTTAACCAGATATTTTAAAATATAGTAACTGTCCACTATATCTGTTATAGGGTTTGACAAAGTTTTTTGATTAAAAGTTAATAATAAATTTGTACCAGTCTCTTTGGAGAAGGACTCGTACATTAGGGCTTTATCCGCGTTACCTTTGCCTGTGGCGTGTTTCTTTGACTTGGACGGCTCTACGACCGTCAGAGGAACCCCGGCCTTATAGAGCTTATGCTTGAATATACCCATGTTCTCGGCTAAATGAAATACTCGGCCCTGTGAGCCATATGAATAGCCTTCTATGGCTACATCAGACGCCCCAATACACAAATTTATGGCCCAATCTGAAATGCTGTCAAATCTGTCAACATCGGCCACATATTCCTGAAAAGATTCTCCAGTAATATTTGGAAGCATCTTGTCAGCGTATTTTTTAGTATTTGTCAGATAATAGAAAAAGCAGTTGTCAAATTTAAACGGCTTTCTCTCATCATAAAGACAGAGGCATGGGCATGTTATTGAATAATCTACACCTATTAACATGTGGAACATAGATATTTATTCTTCATACCAAGGCCAGTCACAGAACCTTTCTTTCATAATATTATCTATCCATGGATAATAATAGCAAACTTTCATTGCACCGTTGTCTATTACATGCCCAGTTTCTGGGTCCATTCCGAAGAATGATATGATTCCTGCCAATTTTCCAGAATCTTCAAAAATTCCACCACCGGAATCTCCATAATAAACTGAACCATTAAGTGCAAGCATTCTCATTACTTGACCATTATCTTCAATTAGAGAGCCGTAGTAGCGCATTACACCCTTCTCGCTTACCTTTTTGTATCCGAGGCTCCACCCAACAGTAATAAGTTCTTCTCCCGGAATAAGATCCCATGTTATCTTTGAAAGTTCTGCTGGAGGTTCATAGCAGTCTTCTTCCAAAATGCATAGAACAATATCATTCATCGGAAACCCAGGGACATAGGGGCTTGCTTTATGTACTTTCCCAATTCTTAAAAATTGTCCTCCATGAGTCCAAAAATATTTTGGAGGATCATCAGATAATGCAAAGCAATGCTGTGCACTTAGTATTGCATTTCTGTGAATAAGAACCGCAGACCCGATTACATCACCGGATTGTGTAACTATAGCACCTACACAGGAGTAGCGGTCGTCCTCAGCTAGTCCGATGGAATCGTACTTCGAAGAATCCAATAAGAATGCGGGGACTTCCGCTACTCCTTGTGTTTTTTCCTGTTCAGATTCAACTTGTTTTGGAGGAGACGATAGCGAATTGCAAGCAGTGCTTGTCGCCATCACGACTGCGAGGATTAATGCCCTCAGCAACATGGCAAAAATATTTAGAATAAAAAACCCCCTTGCGGGGGTAAAATCTTTTGATTTTTTATGCTCCTCGGGCTGGAATCGAACCAGCGACATCAAAATTAACAGTTTTGCGCTGCTACCAACTGAGCTACCGAGGAATGAAGAATCAGACTATCTGGCAACCACCAGCACCGCAGGCAAATTCCTTTGCCGACTCAGTATTGTCTTCTGCCTCATATTTAGAGAGCTCCTTGAAGTTAACTTTAACCTTCGGATGCGCTGCATATGTTGCAGAATCAATTTGCTCAAATGGAGCCTGAGCGTATGTGTGATTGTCACCGCCGGGAAGGAACGAGATGCCTGTTGCGACATCAAAGTTCTCCCAGAGCCAGTTACCGACCTCAAGGAACTCCGAGTCCTTATAGTTGACGGTGATTGATGGCTTGTGATGGCAGTAATGTTCCTGATAAGTCTTCCACAGATCCAAGTGATCCAATGCCCGGAGATCTTCCGTGGTGATTGTACCTCTTGGGGCCTTCATAGCAAAAGTGAAGACCGCGGTGTTATTAGGATTGATCACATCATCTTCGCAAGGAACGCCTTGATCCTTCATGAGGTTATAAATTGGATCCTTTTTGTCAATACGAATTCTACGATAATAATGTTCCGCATACCGTGGGTGAAGACCTGATGCTGAATCAACCAAGCACGAAGTCGTTCCCTCTGGCTTTACGCATGTGATGGACTTGCTTGGATTGATACCAAGCTTCTCTGCCCACTTCATGTTCGTTGCCGTTGCATGATCGCGGAGAGTTTCTAGCAGACGTACCAACTTTGGCTTGCCTTCGAGCCCACTGGTCAACTTGTTGTCATAGATTCCAGTCATGCTGACACCAAGTAGACGCTCCTCTTCACAGTTCTTCTTCCATTCGGGACGAAGATATGGGAAGTCAACAAATGTTGATTGAACTGTGCCGATGATGGTGGCAATCTCAATCTTCTTCTTTAGCGAAGCAGCGGTGTCATCGGGACGAACAACGACTGTTGAAAGATTGCAGAACTCAAACGGCTTTAAAATAATCTCCGAGCATGGGTTTGTGCCATATTCGCAGTTTTCATCACGACCCCATTTGGCTGCTTGTTCCTGCAATGCCCTACGGTTAATCATTCCGCGCTCACCGCTGTGGCTGTTGTATAGCGAAGTCCATTCCTCAAGGAACTGACCCATTGGTGGACGACCACGATATACAGCAGAGTTGTTGGCGTATGAACGGAAACCAGCCTGCTCCCACCATGCACCACTCTTGCAAAGTGCCATCTCACGATCTGAAAGATCGCTGAGAGAAATCATGGCAGAACGACGAACACCACCGACGATAACTGCGTTTGCAATGGCACAGCAGATGTCGTGGCACTCAAGAGCAGTGAGTCTACGTCCCTGTGCATTGTAGAACACCTTGACAATAAACTTGAATAGATTGTCAAGAGGAGCGGGACCACTTGCACGACCACCAAAGGTCTTTAGTCTTGCACCCGACGGACGAATCTTACTGAGATCCCACTTAACGTGGCGACCAGCATAAAGATGATCCATCAAGAATCTAACTGAGTTGCCCCAACCTTCCTTGGAGTCTTCGACAACGTAAGTAATGTTGAAGGCTTTTTCAATCTTGTTTGCAACTTGTGGAAGTTTATCTGTGTATTGGTGCTCAACAGAATAACCAACACCAGTTCCATTCATGAGAATTACAAAAAGTTCTGCAAACGAATCAAGGCTGTCAATTGGCAGGTACGAGCAATTGTACAAGCAAGTGTTGTCATGATCTAATGCAGGTCCTGCAGTCATCAGACTGCGCATCGAAGGCAGAACCTCAAGATTGAGGATTGCTTCTTTTACGTCAGGACGCTCTGCAAGTTGCGGAACTTTATTAGTAAAATAATTCCACCAACGGTCTACACATTCATCCCAGGTTTCTCTGCGATTCTTTTCTGGAATCCACCGAGAATAACGCGAAATAAAAATAAACGATTGAAATGGTGACAAATTTTCTGCCATAATAGGCTACTCCTTAGTTGGTGTCTTTATTTAGTTGTTAAAGTTTTCCACGAAACTGGGAAAAGTGGAGCAACAATTTTATCTATTGCTTCAGCATATTTTTGAATTTCCCATTGTGCGTGGCTATCGATTCTCAGATTATAAACGCGGGCAAATGCGTAGAGAGAACCAGTCCACACAAATTCCGTATAAGTTCCTTGTGGAAGAATAGATCTTGCCTGTTCTGGTGCAACTCCATCGACCAACAGACGATTGTAAAGATCAATACATTCATTTACAATTCCTTCATATTCTTGTCTTAGTTTGATACAGAGGTCCATGTCTTCAATAGCACCCGCGCTGCCTTGCTTTGCTCCATTTGTTGGAGCACTTCTCCAAAGGGGAATATAAACCTCGGGCTCAAATGTGACATATCTGCGGCTGACTTCATTCATGACAAGACCGATTTGGTGTTTGCCAAGTTGTGCACGGACAAAAATTGGACATTTTATTCTCAAACTGATTTGAGCGTGGCAAAATGGAGTGAAGTGATTGTGCTTCGCAAGATAATTGATAAGCTTTGTATCACGTTCAGACAATTTCTTTTCACGATAGCCTGTCCAATTGTGTTCACTATCCCAATCGCTTTCCTTATTAAAGGAAACGCGGGCGGCATTGACAACGCTGAGGTCAGACCCCATGTAGTCAACCAGTTGAACGTGGCCGTGATCCAAAACTTTAATATTAGTCTGATCCGCGTTTTGCGTCGTCTCTGTCATCTGTATCCTCTTCATCATCATCTATAAGTTCAATCGTAACGCCATCAATCTTGGTAAAGTCTTGGGCGTATTCTCTTGCTTTATGCCAAAGTTCTCTATCCATCTCCTTAATGTATTCAGAAAATCTATGAACGAACATTAAATAGGCTTCACTGCCTTTTTCTAGATCTTCGTCAGACATATCTTCGTTATTATTATTCATGTTAATTTTTCTTCCAGTAAGTATACTTCATTTTAGCTTTAAGTCCAGAATAAACATTATTGATAATCAGCTTCATGGTTGTTTTTTCTCCATATGCGATAACCATGTCGTTGATATCCTTCTTGTCTATTTCAGATGGCCAGATTACTACGTTTCTTCCGGCATCTATGTATCTACCCAATAGTGCAGAAATTTCTGCGTTTCTTGGTTCATTGTCAAATATGAACACTACTTTTGATTTTGCAATCTTTGCAGGCAATTCTTCAAGCCACCCCGCACCCTGCATTGCAGTACAGTTTGGAATGAACATCGAATCAATAGGTCCTTCAGTAACATATACAGTTGACCTTGGATCTATTTTATCTAGGTTGTACCAGAGCCTTTCTTGCCCTTCTTTTTTGAGCGTGATGTACCGGATTGCTTTTTCGTCATCGATTGCTCTTCCTTGTACCCCAACAAGCGCGCCCATCTCGTCGTAGAACGGTATGACGAGTCTGGCTTCCTTATGTCCACTTCTGTCAAAGTCGGCCATGATCTTGCCGAAATCAGGGCTGTAATAAAAGTTGCTATACTTTTCTTTCGGAATTTGTCTAGACTGAACATATTTTATCGCCTTATGATCTGCATTGAGTAAGTCAAGCCTTGTCCCGAGGTTAGTGAAAGATGGCTGCTTGACTTCTTTCTTTTCTGTAACCACTGGTTCTGGAGTTTTTTCCTTAAACATTTCGAACGAGTATTCTTTGCATAGTGTCGGGCTAACAGACTCAAGAACCCCATATAGATTAGAAGAAAAACCGCAATTGTGGCATTTATATACATAGTGTCCTTTGTGCTCAAAGAAATATCCCCTTGTCTTGGACTTATTTCTCTTTGAGTCGCCACACTTAAAACATCTGCATGTGGCTAGCGTTTCTTTCTTCCACTTGAATTTTTCAAGTGAACCAGAAACAAGATTTACAAACTTCTTGTCAATATATAGAGTCATTTTGCGCCTTCAAACGTCCAGTTCACGGCTTTGTTCTTTTTCTTTCCAAATGCCGGATTGAACGCCTGACCGTCATATCCTGATCCGACTCCTTCATCATCCGTATTATTAGCATTAACAAGATTGTTGCTAGAATTGTCAACATCATAAAATTTCATCTTGGATTTGTTTACACCGACCAAGAACTTACGATTCTTAGTAGTATCATTTCCACGATTCTTCAATTGTTTGACCATGAGTTGCCCAGCTTCCGCAAGTTCTTCGTTCTCAATCAGAGCAAAGAAGAAATCTGCAGTTTGGGGAAGACCAAAACTTTCTGATGTATCTGTCATCTCCATATCGCTGCTCTTAGCACCTTCACGGTTCACTTGAGTGGCCGTCCACAGAGGAACATTAAACTGTTTAGCTAGACCACGAAGTTCTTCTGCAATACCTTTAACGTAAGTGTAACTGTTCATACCGTTGCCTAGTTTGAAACGAGCACAGGAACAAATATTAAGATAATCGACAAAGATTACATCTGGAATGAACTTCTTCTTGATCTTAAGTTCTTCCATAAGATTTCGGAAGTGAGTGACGTTGGCTGCGGCAGTTGGATACTCCTTAATAATCAACTTTCCACGGCAAGTCTTCTTAAAATTGTCAACCTTGCTTTCGTATTGTGTTACAGGCATCTGCTCAAGAACATGCATATCTGAATCAAGAAGATTTGCATCAATGCGCTTTGCAATTTCTTCTTCAGCCATCTCAAGAGTAATGTAAAGAACATTCATGTTTTGTGACAAACATGCTGCCGCATGATGGCAAAGGAATGCACTCTTGCCCACACCTGATGCTGCCATAACTACGTTGAGCGTCTTCTTCCTAACCCCACCACGGGTGATTGTATTAAACATCTCAAGATCGAAAGGAACTTTCTCTTCGACTCTGTGATAATATTCATAACGCTCATCCACATCTTCAAGAAAGTCATGCCCGACTCTTGTATCAAATGAGACGGACAGAGCCTTTGACATAATCTCTGGAATTGCATTTTGTGTTTTCTCCTTATCTTTGCCTTCAATGATACCAATGGATTCCATGATACCGTTATAGATGGCTTTTTCTTTGCAAAACTTTTCTGTATTCTCTACCAACCATACGGTGTCTGATTTCTCGCCTTCCTTATACATCTCATCGGAGATGGAGACACATCTTTTAAATTCAATTTCACCCAGAGCCTTTTCATTTTCAAGGGAGATGAGAATAGCATCCTTGGTTGGGATGTTATTGTACTTAAGAATAAACTTGCTCACGATGTTGAATACTGTTTTTTCACACTTATCGTGAAAGTATTCTTCCTGCAAGAAAGGAACTACTTTTCTTGCGTACTCCTCATTGAGTACCAAGTTCTTGAGAATAACTGTTTCCATTATTTTAATATACTCTTATATAATCATTTGTCCAACATTAATCTTGATGTACGTCATCTTCAAGATCAATGGGATTTTCTAATTTTGAATTTTTTTCTATAATATCTACAAAAATTTCACCAGCAACTAGTGTAAATTCTGGAGTGTTATGATCAAAATTTTCTGGTCCATTTACAATAGAGATATCCATTGTAACCTGAACGTCACCGCTATCCATTTCTTTAAGAGAAATTTTACCATAACGATAAACAATTCCTGCAAAATCTCCGGAAAGAATTTGAATGGGACATGTATCCATATCCATGTTAGATGTTTCTAAAAATTTATAATCAGGAACCTTGTCCATACTTGAAGTCCTTTTGAATTTCTGCGTCCAATCTATCTAGAACATCTTTAGTATAGTACTTTTCAGGTTCTTCGTCAATATTTTTTTCAAATACTTTTGTTCCATCTGGTAGTTCTACTCTAGTGGAAACCTTCTTGAAGATACCGTATTTTAGTGCTAGGTCAGTTAGTCCGTAATAACGGCTGAGTCCCGATGTGTAATTCAAACGTGTTTCTACTTGCATGTTTTCTTTTACAAATCGATTCTTGTAGTTGGTGCATTTGATAAAGTTTCCAACTACACCATCTTCTGTTTTGTCTTTGCTCTTTGAGAGAGTAAGAATGTTACTTGCTGCATACTTCAATCCAATACCACCACCAAGCTCCTTTGTTGGAACGTAAGAACCAATTACTTGATAAGTGTGATTTGTGAGAAGCATGGGAATCTTTGCTTTCCCTAGTTTCAAAGTAAGTACTCGGAATGTTGCCTTGGTCTGCTGTGCTTTAGTCATATCACGAACATCTTTTCCTTCAGCAGAGTCTGTCATTTCCTTGCGAGTAGACAACATTCCCAGAGAATCTAGAATCATAAACACTGGCTTTCTATCATCTTCTGGCTGTTCGATAATGTCATTTACAATCTTGAGTGCTTGTGTTTTGAATTCTTCGATTGTAGCAACCGGGATAACTGCAATGCGCTCGGGATCAACGCCACGGGCATTGAACATATCCGATGTCACAGCCTGTTCTGTATCAAAATAAATAACAACTCCATCTTTGTGGTCTTTTAGAAATTGCCCTGCAATCCCAATTGCATAAAAAGTCTTTCCCGTTGCAGGATCTCCCGCAAGGCATGAAATTTTATTATTTGGCAGACCTCCGTAGATGGAGCCAGACAAAAGTGCATTCAGAACATATGAACCCGTGTCAATATAGCCCGCTACATCAGCACCATCAATACCGTCTGCTACTATGGATGCATCTGGATTTTCAATCTTACTCAATAAATTTTTAAGATACTTTGACATTTTTCTTCCTTTTTGGTATTTCTCTTGTTGTAATAATAACTGCACCCCAGTCTTTCTGGGATGCCTCAATTGGTTTAACTGAATCTACGATTAGGTCACCAACGCCTTCATAAAATCTATCACCAACAATATAGCATGGCCCACCTTCAAAATCAAATAACCCATCAGCGTGGCGAGTAAACAAAGACCTGCCTTCGATTTTGTAAGATCCATCTTCAAGAAGTGTGAGTATTCTTTCATCACCATATCTAGATTTAAATTTCTTAACCATAAATTAACACTCCTGATTCATTGCTTTAAGCAATTCCATCTCTTCTTTCAACTCTTCTAGTTCTTCTTTGAGTTGATTGATTACTATATTCTGTCTCTGAATTTCTCTCTTCTGTTCTTCAATGACACTATTATTTGGAAAATTTATTTCGTGGTTTGAATTAGAACTAAAAATATATTTACCATCAATAAATTCAGACTTTTTAGTACTATACTGTTTATATTTTTTAGAAAAACTTTTCATTTTTTTATTATACCTCAAACAAAGAAAGAATCAAGAGTTGCCTGTTTACTTATTGACCAGTTTATGGCTTGGAGAATATTGTCAAGCGGTTCTTGAAAAGTTTTTTCAAACTGTTTCTTGCGGTCGATATATTTTTCAAGTTGAAACTGCTTGGGTGGTTTGTTAATAAACCCCATGACAGCATCTCTGCCACCCATACCATATGGATTTGGAACTTTTACAAAGACAAATTTCATCTTGTCATTTTCCTTGATGGATTGCACTTCTTTGTCTATGTTTAGTTTCTTTGTATGTGCATTATGCAACAATGCTGCCTTCGTAGCAATCGGAGTTCCGGTCTTGTAGATATTAGAACTGTCTTTGTATTTGTTGATACCCTTGACACC